AGGAACTACCAACTTATACTTGAGTTGTGTGCTTAGACCACTGATAGGTGCTGATGGGACAGTTGTTACACCTAGTCCTACAACACCATACTCAACAATATCACCAGTCTCAAATCCGTGATTGTCGTAGCGTAGGGCGTCATATTCAACAACAATATTCTTTGGACCAAACTTCATATTACGATAATAGAAGTCTCCACTGCCACTCTTAACATCAGCACCAACTAGAGTATTTTTGGGCAGAGTGTCGAATGACTGAATACCATATCCAGTAAAGTTAGAGGTTAGACCGACAGGGTTTGATCCATTTTCAAGTTGCTCTAGAGTTTCATATAGTTGTACAGTCCTGTTGTTGACTGGTTTTACAAAATAGATGCCACCATTTGATAGGCGTCCGAAGGAGGAAGCATTGCTACCAAAAGCACTAGCAACACCAATGCTCAACTCACCTTTATTGTTATATACAACCTTCTCTCCACGAGGTAGTTTGTGGTCTACTAGGAATAGGATTGACTCATCATTAGGGTCAACACCACCACCAAACTGAATAAGACGAGAGTCAAATGGGATGCTTCTCTTTCGCCTTTCAATTTGAGGAGTAGCAATAGCACCTTCAGGGTTGTTACCACCACGTATCTTGATATCAAATACTTTGTCGATATCAAAATCCTGTGGGTCAATAAGAATCTTCTCAACCTGACCTCTGATTACAGGTGTAGCAAGTGCTCTTTGAGTATTGATACCAACTGCTCTAGTGTCGGTGATTAGAACATCTGGTAGGTCTACAATCAAGCGTGGGGGAGAAATTACGCTATAACCCTCACCACCAGCAACAGAGTCGATGCTGACGATTGGTCCTAGGTAGACATTATCTCTAGACCTGTATGAATATGCCTCAACACCATTTGTTAGAATAGCGATAGAACCAGACTCAGTATCAACTGGTGGTCTATCGATAGAGACATTTAACTTATTTGCTTTGACATTGAGAGGAATCTTGTGATATGACCTTTGAGTAACAATTCTCCTCTGGTTCTGACTTTCTAGCGTGAAAGTATGGGCACCAATCTCTACACCTGGTCGGATTTCGAGAGGAACAGTATTAACACCACCAATGAATGATGGTGAGAAGTATAGTCTGATCTTTCTCTTGTCAGACAGGACTTCAACAAAATATTCACCTAGTGTACAGAAACCAGGATTTCTCGTCGAGGTAGTTTTGTATGTAACCAAGTCACCTGTGATGAAATCGACATCATCATCAAATACGATAGTCGTATAGGTGTTTGTGAAACTATTATAATCTTCTAGGTTAGTTGTAGTGAAACCAACAATGGAAGCATCAGTAATCTTTACATTGATTGGATATGATGGTAGTGAGTTAGTAGCAACATATAAGTTGCTGTCGTAGTCAGTCGCATCATAAAGGTTGATTACATTGGAAAGAACAGCATTCTGACCATAATCAATTGGTGCATTTGTAGATGTAGCAAATACTTGCCTTCTTCTGATGTCAAGAGCAATCTCATCTCCGGTAAGACCAAAGATGTCGTCAATAGTGATGGTAGCAGAGGAGAAGTCTACATTAGTAACTAGTCTTTCTCTAAGAACATACTCACTAGAACCTCTTTTGATAATATCAACATAGTCGCCAGTTTTGATAACAGACTTGTCCAAGTAAGGACTTCTCACCTGGAAGTTGGTGCCGTTAATTTCAGAAACCTCTAGGCGGACACTAGTGTTATATACAAAACTATTAGAAATAATTGCCTTGAAGTCTAACTCATCTCGTGTCGCAAACTGACTAACGATGTTAGCACCAAGTGTTTTAGCACGAATCTTCTCACCTTCAATACTGAAAGGAATACCATTTTCATCAAACTCGAGGTCTGACAATACACCTAGAATACGCATACTGATGGTATTACCATCATTATCCATACCACTGACAATAATATTATCTACAATCTCATCACCCAAGGTGATTGACTTATTTTGGTCACTAATACAGGAAACACCTAAGAACTGGTTGACAGTCTTTGTCTCATAAATGAAGATATTGCCATCTGCGGTGTAGAACCTGTTTGGGTCATCTGTAAAGTTGGCATTTGAGTCATAGACGAATCCAATAGTACTATCTACAGTTACTGTAGTGTCTCCTGGAGCATAGTCTCTCTGAGCAAATGTTCTTCCGGGAATAGTAAATTGCTTTCTTTCATTCTCAACTTCATCATTAGATACAAAGAAGTAGAGACGATAATATAAAACACCATCTCTAGTGAATGGTTCGATCTCAGATACAGCACCATACACATCAGTGCTGTTGTTCTGGAATACAGTCTTACCCTTAATGTCCATAGGGTTGCCCTCTACGGGCACCACAACGGCGTAATCTCTACGTGAGTAGTCTGCAGTAGATGGTTTGATTAAGAACTGCTCTAGGTCGATTACAGTTGGTTCCTCACCAAAGAGGACCATAAACAAAATACGGATCGACTCAACACTACCCTTTGTCTGATAGAAAGAGCGTGCCTGACGAATCCAGTTTCCACTATTAACTTCACTATTGAAGTCTAGGTCTTCGAAACCAGGAGCAAAGGTAAATTTAAACTTCTTATAAAATTCCTTGAGGAATAATGTGCTGAGGTTTTCTAACTCAGCACCTTCTTTATGACTTGCTGCTTCGGATGTATCAAATACTAACTCGCCGGGATTGGATACGTTAGAATAACTAGTGATACCGCTAAACCCGCGCTGTACACCAGTAAACGAATTAGTAGTGATACCCGTATAGGTGAAAATCTCTTCATCTACTTTGAATAGACCCCACTCATTAGGAAATGCTCGTGTCGAGTTGACTTTGACAATATCTGTAGTTTCATCAATATCTTCTGTTAACTCATACTCTCCATACACTGCTTCCTTGGAGAGATTCTGGAGTTCCAGATATTGGTCCAGGTTGGAAGCAAAGTCAATTGCTCCACCTTGAAATTCTTGGGAAATATAAAACTGCTTCAGAAAGTCGTCTGTTAAAGGACTTTCTGTGAGAATAAATTCGGGTAGTTGTGAAGAGACAATGTCTTGAATCTTCACTCTCACATCAATGCCAGTTTCAATCATCAGAGATGTTCCTATTACCTTGAGAGCTTGCCGTTTCCATAACTAGAAGTGACCTTAAATCCAACGCCAGAGGTTTGCTCACCGCTAGAAATAGTGTCCTTAATCATATTTATCTTGCTCTTAGAAACGTTAAATGAGACATAAAGATCCTTGAGACCAATGACATCATTACTCAAAGGATACGCCTGAACTTCGATTACACTGTTTGGCAACACAGTGCTCACAATTCTAGTTGTAAAGAGTTTGATCTCACCTTTAGCGTAATCAACGATACCAGCATCCTCGGTAATTGTAGTATATCTGTATTCATTCACATCACTAACGATCTCAGAGATAATAGAGATTCTACCAAGTCCGCTACCATCTAGATTTCCGTCAGCATCCTTATTGGGGATGTCTGTGAGGTAGACAGTATCATTGAGACCAAATACACGGAATCCAGTAGACTTGATATTGCCACCTTCTGCTTTGTAGTAGAAAGCATTACCAAAGCACAACTCATACTGAGCAAACTGATTTAGTGATGCAGCAAGATTTCTTCTCATAATCACTTTAGTGATGTTAGAGGTTACAGCAATATCAGTATCATCAATAACTTTTTGAGTCTTAGAATACTTGAACCTACCACCAAACTTGTTGAGGTCAACAGATTTGGCATAGGAGTCCAAAGACTTAATGATGGATGTTTTGAGAGAGTCCCCAGTATTGACCTTCGTATTGTCGTAGTAGACTGCAGTCTCCAACTCAACATAGAGAATCTTGAGATCTACAATCTGTTGGTTGATACCAGCAATCGTATATTGCTTGAGGGCATCTAGAATAACTCTCTTATCAAAGTCAGAGACTTCTGTACCATTTACAGGTTTGATACTAATCAATACATTACCAAACTGAGGTGGGACAAGTTCTTCACCACCAACAATGGAGACTGATTCGGTGTTTGGATAAACAGACTTAATGATGCCTTCGTAGTCACGCGTTGTGACTGCCCTGTATTGTGCCCCGTAGAGGCGAGGGGAGTAGTATTTGACCGATTGCACACTCTCGATGTTTCCGCCGTTTCTAGCGCCTTCTACGACATTGATAGTGATTACTTCAATCGGTGCAATTGGTGCTCCACTAGCACTATCTACAGCACCAGCATAGGAGAACTTAGAAGCACCATTACCATCTTCACCGTCAGTAACAATGTAGTTTGCTACGATAGTTTGACCGGTCTGAAGTTTCTTACCAAAGATACCATCACCAAAGATCAATTCGTAACGCTCTTGCTCAACTTCATTGACGAAGTAGATTTCACTGTCCTTATTGATCTGTACAATATTTGCTACTCTATTCCACTTCTGTCCTTTGCCCTGCTCATTTGAATCTTTGATACGAACTACAAGTGTGCTGTAGTCCATACTGGAGTTGTTGATGATGAACCTCTGGTCCAAGGAACCATCGTATCCATATTCCGTCTGAAGATATGTGCCTTGATAGATTGAAATGGGGTCTTCAGCGGTACCAAAGTTTGCTACACCCAACTCATCTACAGTTGCCGTAATATCCTCTGGAATGCTAAAAACATAGTCTGTGCCATCATACTGACCTACGGCGACTAAACCCGCCTTCAGGGTCAACGTAGGCGTCGTAGCAGAGGTCTTAACAGAGAAGTATACCTGAGATGTTGCTGCACTTTTCGATCTTGGTAGATATCCAATATTTCCTGCTAATGAGGCGACATTCTTCCTGACTGTTGCTGAATCCAAGAAGGACTCATTAACAACCATATTCGCATTGACTGAGTTGATATAAGCATTGTACGCCAGAGTATCAATCAACACAGAAAAGTTGGATCCATCAAAGTCAAATCCAGTGAAGTTGGAGTTTGCTCTTAGGTAATCCTTAATAGACTGACGAATTTGATCGTAGTCTAAATTGGTGAACTTTGTGAATGACATTACCTAGTTGCCTCTAAGATGAATGTAAATGTCTGTGATGGAAACTCTTGACCAATAATTTCGTAGGAAATGGTCACTTCCAAGGTGTTGGTTTCGGGGAATGGTTCAACAACAGCACCAATGTTCGAGATTCTCGGTTCGTGGTTTTGGAGAGCAGTTAAAATCTGCTCTTCTAAAATACTTGCTGTGCCATAGTCACATAACTCAAAGAGTTGTGAACGAATATCGGCACCAAAGTCAGGATCAAAGGGTTTTTCGCCAAGATTGGTCTCGATGATGTTTCTTACTGATCTATTGATCGCTCTCTCATTCCTAATCACACCAAGATCTCCTGTCACCGGGTGAGGGGTGAAGGAGAGACTGATGTCTTTGAATGCTCTTGAGATCCTTTTGACTGCCATTAGAAATGACGATATTTATATTTTATTTATCGCAGCATCCGCAAGGTGCCTTCTCACAATCACATCCTTCGCACTCACATCCACAAGAAACACATCTACCTTCAATGTCTCTCTGTCTGCGGATTGAAAGTGCCCAATCTAATGAATGTTCGTCTGTTACAAGACGGACACCGGGGACTCGATCTACTTGGCGCGGCATTTTAAAGTTAGCAATTGATTATTTAATGTAAAAACCCTTTCGGGTGTAGTCAGGGGAGTCTATGTAGGAGTATCCATCGGGTGGATTTACATTTTCATCCTGATAAACAGGAATTGCGACTGAATTTCCCCAAACAAAGTCAGGATTACACCTTAAATGGACCTCAATGAGGTTTCCATTGATGTATTCCACATTTATTGTACTATACTCTTCCGAAATTTGTTCCAAAATTGATGGAAATGCAATATTTCGCTCAATCTTGCGCCAAATTGTCCACTTTGACTCTTCAATCGAAGAATAGTGCAGACGCTTTTCGCCAGTAACGACTAAAACGGGTTTTTTGTGCACAAAATCGACTGAAATGTGCTCTCCAGTGAAGTACTCACACCAAAACTCTCCGGGATGTGCATACTTTTCGGTCAAATCGGTCGGATGTAAGTTTATCTTTCTTGCATTGCGACCCATTCCCATGAAATTCATCACTGGACGGATGATATAGTCCCCTTCCCATGGTACTGGAGCACCAATTGGTCCACAATTGTATCCCAACTTGCGTGCTACTTGCAGTTTGTTGTAAATCCAGAGGTCATCTGGTCTTACTTGAACAAACTCTTCCAATATTTCCATAAAAAAAGAAACCACCCATATTATATATGGATGGTCTGATGAATATTATTTTTTACCTTGACCACGATAACGCTTTTTCTTAGCGTTTCTTGATGTGGCGCTGTATTTTGTGTGTTGACCGGACCCTTGACGAGACCTCTTTGGTTTTGATTCTAGTTGGACATTCGTTTTCGAAAACATTTTACTCCTTTTGATACATTATGTGAGATACATTGCCTGGACCTGGTGATCCATCCTTTGTATAGAAACCCTCAGCGAGGTCGTCCATCATATCAAAGAAGT